AGCGTTTCTGGTCTCGTCGTGACCGCCTGGACTACTATTTCCCCGTCTTTGCCAATATCGGTGAGCAGCCTATTTTGAACAAGGAAATTTACGCCCAGGGCACCGCCCAGGATAATGAGGTTTTTGGTTATCAGGAAGCTTGGGCCGACTACCGTTACAAGCCTTCTCGCGTTGCTGGTGAAATGCGTTCTAAGGCTCCGACTTCTTTGGATGTTTGGCATCTTGCCGACGAGTATTCTACTTTGCCCAAGCTCTCTGATGCTTGGATTCGTGAGGATAAGACTAATGTTGACCGCGTACTTGCTGTTACAAGTTCTGTGTCTAATCAAATGTTTGCCGACCTCTACATCCAGTGTAAGGCTACTCGGCCTATGCCTGTGTATTCTATCCCTGGCCTTATTGACCACCACTAAGGAGGTATGATATAATGACGCTTGGCGAATGGGCTTTTGGCTCTAAATATACTCAAGCTAAGCAGCAACTTTCCGCGAAGCAGCAGTCTACCCCTCCTTCTTCTGCTGCTAATAAGTTCGGCTCTTTTGTTGGTGCTCTCCAGGGTATCGCCGGCCAGAATACCGCGGCCTCCGCCAAACAGGCGGAGGAACTGCGGGCCTGGCAGGAGCAGCAATCCCAGATTGCAAGAAAATACAACTCTGAGGAAGCCCAAAAAAATCGTGATTGGCAAGAGAGGATGTCCTCTACTGCCCATCAGAGAGAGGTACGTGATTTAATTGCGGCTGGTCTTAATCCCGTTCTTAGTGTTACTGGCGGTAGTGGTGCTGCTGTCACTTCCGGCGCTTCGGCATCTTCTAGCGCTCCGAGTGGTGCTATGGGTAATGTTGATACTAGCGCTAATTCCGCTATCTCTGGTCTTCTTGGTACTCTGCTTTCTTCCTTTCTTTCCTTAGAGGCTACTCGTGTATCTGCTCAATCTAATCAGGCTATTGCGGATAAGTATACGGCTATGAGTAAATATACTTCCGAGCTTTCCTCTAAGACTTCCAAGGATATTGCTGGTCTGCAAGCTCAGACCCAACTTAATACTGCTAACATCCAGGCTATGGCTCAGAAGTACACCGCGGATGCTCATTTGGCTGGTACGAAGTATGCTTCCGATCAGTCTGCTGCTGCTCAGAAGGTGGCTGCTTCTATTCATGCTGCTGCGCAAAAGTACGGTTATGATATCCAGTCTATGACGCAAAAGGAGATTGCCGCCTTTAATGCTGATGTTAATCGTGAGCTTCAGCAAGCTGGCTTCGACCAGCAGTTTGACTTAAAGTCTGCTTATCCTGAAAATTTTTGGGAAGCTGCTGGCGCTCTTGGTGATTTGTTTACTGGTAGTCAGTCTGACCGTGGCCTTTCTGGTTGGCTTGGTAATGTTGCTGATTTTTTCAGCGGTGCTAGTTCTGCGAAGGGGAATGTTCGCGGCGGTACTGGTCGTCATTAAGCTAACGACTGAGGCTGAAAATTGGAGGGTGTGGGAACCAATACTATCTTGATATATTGGTTCCCACTGACACCACCAGACCAACCGAGTGCGGAGAGGGTGATTTTATAGCTTGTTTCCATCCTTTGAAGGGATTTAGAATCGGCACCACGAAGAACGGCAAGGCAGATATGAAGATAGTCCCTTATGGTGTTCATCATTTGGAGCTGCGCAAGGGTCGCATTTGTACTTCCGATGTTCCCGAGATTTCTGCTTATTCTGAAAAGGCTTGGCTTGACTGGGTTGAGATTCCCTGCGGCAAGTGTGAAGGCTGTCGGATTGCCCGCTCCCGTGATTGGGCCAATCGCTGTATGATGGAGCTTGAGTATCACGATTCGGCTTATTTTTTGACCTTGACTTATGATGAGGAGCATGTACCCCGTCACTGGTATGCTGATCCGGAGACCGGAGAGGCGATGCAGTCCCTTTCACTGTGTAAGAGAGATTTACAGTTGTTTTGGAAGCGTCTTCGCAAAGCTTTCCCCGATGACCACATTCGCTATTTTGCTTGTGGTGAGTATGGCTCCACGACCTTCCGCCCTCACTACCATGCAATAGTTTTTGGTCTCCACTTGCATGACTTGATTCCCGTGCAGGATATCCGGCGTGGCGATGTCGGATATCAGTATTTTTACTCGGAGTCTTTACAACGGGCTTGGAGTGTGGTAGAACAGAAAGGGGAGTATGACACCCCTTGCATCCGGAAGCCTATCGGCTATGCCTTGGTTGGTCAAGTTAATTGGGAGACATGCGCTTACGTTGCCCGGTACGTCCTTAAGAAAGCCTCTGGCCCCGAGGCCGATGTCTACCAGACGTTTAACATTCAACCCGAGTATGTCGATATGTCTCGCCGTCCTGGTATTGGCCGTCAATGGTATGATGATCATCCCGAGTGCATGGAGTATGATACTATCTCTATTTCCACCCCTGATGGTGGTCGCAAGATTCGCCCCCCTAAGTATTTTGATAAGCTTTTTGATTTGGAACAACCTGAGGTGATGGCTGCGATTAAGGCCAAGCGCAAGCACTTTGCTGAGGAAGGCAAGAAGGCCAAGCTGGCCCAGTCCACCATGACTTACGAAGAAATTCTCGAGACCCAGGAGCGTGTGCTCCATAACCGTATAAAAAATTTGAGAAGGGAGTTGTAATTATGGCTCGAAGAATGAGGCGTTCTCAGGATAGGCAGGTATTTCGTCACACCGCTGTCAATTCTAAGCGAATCAATGTGAATCCTAAAATCTATCGTGGAGGTATCAGGATGTGAATGACGAACGTGCTACCGTCTGTGTCCGGCTGAATCTCGATGCCGACTGTTATGAGCTGGCTGCCAAAGTTTGGCGCTCTCTCGATATGGAGCTCGATTTTTATGAGTTCCTCGCCCTGGAACTGCAAATCCGGCTCATTGAGCTATCTGGTTTTTTGGAGGATGATAAAAATGATGCTTAACGTTTATTCCATTCGTGACGTTCGTTCGGGCTTTCTCACCCCTACTGTCGATCAGAATGACTATATCGCGGCTCGCAACTTTGCGAATGCCATTATGGAATCCCACGGCGTGCTTTTTACCCATGCTTCCGATTTTCAGCTTTTCCGTATTGGTGAGTTTGATACTGATAAGGGCGTTCTTGTTCCGGCCCCGGTGCATGAGCTCGTTTCTGATGGCGCGGAAGTCCTTCGTGCTATGAAAAAGGAGGAAGCCAATGTTTGAGACTTGGCACCGCGAACAGCAGCATTTTTGTTCCGAGCCTGGTTGCGGCGAGAAGATTCTTTACTCCCCCGAGTTTGACCGCTTTGGCGTTATGACCCTCAAGGAGAGCGGCAAAGAAGACCTCTATGCCTTTATCCAGAGCCACAAAGATTCCGTTGACCTCCATAAAATCATGGACAGGTTTAACGCTGGTGATACTGCCGTCCTGCAAAAGGTGCAAGGTATGTTTGGTGATTTTTCCCAGATGCCCCAGACTTATGCCGGGCTGCTTAATCACATGATAGAGGCCGAGCAGACGTTTATGAGCTTACCTCTCGAGACCCGTGAGAAGTTCGGCCAATCCTTCCATGTTTGGCTCGCCCAGGCAGGTTCTGAGAGCTGGTTAGAGGCTATGGGTATGGTTACACCACCCACCTCCCAAAATCCCGCTGGTGAGCCGCCAGCGGCCTCACAGGGCCCGAAAGGAGGTGAGACAGACCCCGCGCCAGCCTCACCCGCTGGTTAAATTTAACATTCCTGACATTGGCTGAATCTGATTAAAGCAGCCTACACGGCCGCCCTGGCCGTGTGAACAACAGAGAGCGAGGGGCCCCATGGGCCCCTCCTTTTGAACAACCGTTACAGACTGGAGGTATTAACTTGTCTCGTAATGAAAATACAAGATTTGCTCTTAATCCTACTAATCTTGATATTGCTCGTAGCACTTTTCGGCGTGACCATAGTGTTAAACTCAGTTTCAACGTCGGAGACGTTATCCCCTTCTATGTTGACGAGGTTCTTCCTGGCGATACCTTCCAACTGAAAACTTCTATGGTGGCTCGCCTCCAAACTCTGCTTACTCCCATGATGGATAATCTTTACCTGGATACCTATTTTTACTTTGTCCCCAACCGTATTGTCTGGCAGCATTGGCGTGAGCTCATGGGCGAAAATACACAGTCTGCCTGGATTCCCAAGACCGAGTATTCTGTCCCCCAGGTGACTGCCCCCTCTGGTGGCTGGTCTATTGGCTCGATTGCCGACTATATGGGCATCCCTACTGGTGTTGCCAATCTTTCTGTTAACGCGCTGCCCTTCCGGGCCTACGCTCTCATTATGAACGAGTGGTTTCGTGATGAGAATCTTTCCGATCCTCTCAATATCCCCGTGGATGACGCTACCCTTGCAGGTTCTAATGGCACTAACTATATCACCGATGTTGTCAAAGGTGGTATGCCCTTCAAGGCCGCTAAGTTCCATGACTATTTTACTAGCGCCCTTCCCGCTCCTCAGAAGGGCCCCGATGTGACTATCTCTGTTTCTGGTGGCGCGAATTATCCCGTTCAAGCTTTGCCGAAAGATATTGAGGGTGTGTCTTCTTACCCCATCCGTGTTAAGACTTTTGATGACATGCCCTATAATGTCATTTCTATTAACAAGAGTGACTCTCCCGAGCCTGGTTCTGTTTGGGCTTCTCAGAATGCTCCTAGCGGTAATGCTGTTTTTTTTACCCCCACTAATCTTTGGGCCATCAATGACGGTTCCGTTTCTGCGACTACTATTAATCAGCTCCGCATGGCTTTTCAGATTCAGAAGCTTTACGAGAAGGATGCTAGAGGAGGTACTAGGTATATTGAAATCCTTAAGTCTCATTTTGGCGTTACTTCTCCCGATGCTCGCCTTCAGCGCCCTGAGTATCTTGGCGGCAACCGTATTCCTGTTAATATCAACCAGGTTGTCCAATCCTCGGCTACTCAATCTTCTGGTACTCCTCTCGGCGATACTGCCGCTTTTTCTGTTACTACTGACGTTCATGGTGACTTTATCAAGTCTTTCGTTGAGCACGGCTTTGTGATTGGCATTATGGTCGCCCGCTATGACCATACTTACCAGCAGGGCCTTGAGCGTTTCTGGTCTCGTCGTGACCGCCTGGACTACTATTTCCCCGTCTTTGCCAATATCGGTGAGCAGCCTATTTTGAACAAGGAAATTTACGCCCAGGGCACCGCCCAGGATAATGAGGTTTTTGGTTATCAGGAAGCTT